GCGGAACTGATAGCGGCTGACATCACCACGGGTAAGGGTGACGACGCCCAGAGCCTTGCCGCTGGCGCTTTGCCCGGCTTGCCGGGGCAGTACCAGGAGCTTGCCTTCGGCCACCTTGGCGGTGCAGTCGTATTGCCTGGCCAGGCGGGTGATGAAGTTGAAATCGGACTCATTGAGTTGATCGATGCGCGGCACCTTGATGGCGAGCGGGCAGATCGGTATCCATCCGTTGCGCGCCGCCAGGTCACGCACAATCAGTTGCAGCGAGACGTTCTCCCAACTGCCACTGCGCGTGGTCTTGCCGCTGCCGCGCATGTCACTGGCCTTGCCGCGAATCTCGAGGGTGTCGGGCGGTCCGTTCACCACCACCTCATCCACGGTGTAGCGCCCCAGGCGGGTCAGTTCCTGGCCGGCGTAACCGAGGAACACTTCAATGCTCGCCCCTCGCCGGGGCAGCGCCACGGCGCCGGCGCGGTCATCGATGCGCAGCTCGAATTCGTCCGACTCCATGCCGGGCTTGTCCGTGGTGCGCAGGCTCAGCAAGCGGTCGTTGATCTGCGCGGTGATGTCCCGGCCATCGGCAACAACGCGGAACCTTGGCGTCATGATCCGTACTCCAGAAAGCGCAAACCCCGTACTCGACGGGGCTTGTTGAAGGGGTTGAGGGTCAGTCCCATAGCTGGACCATGGCCTCGGCCCGAACCGGCAGTTGCGGCAGCCGGATCAAGACCCCGGCGCGAAACGGCTGGGGTTCGTCGGCCAGCCCCTGGTTGGCATCCAGCACGGCCTCGACACTGCCGTTGAGGTGGCCGTAGTACTGCTGACACAGGGTATCGAGCAGGTCCCCGTCAGACGTTCTGCAGGTCGTCGCCATAGCTTACGAACTCCAATGAAAAACCTTGTTTGCGGGGGATACCACCGGCCAGCAGGTGGCTCTGATCTTCCTCGATGCTGGTCAGGCACCAGGTGCCCAGCACTTCACCGTAGCCCGTGGTCAGGCCCAGCGGCTGCAAGCGTCGGCCGATACTGCGCAAGGTTTGCAACTGCCCGAGGCCCCCCTTGAACCCCGGAAAGATCGCGCCCTTGAGGGAAATGCGCTCTTCACCCTGGCCCACCGCCTGCTGGGCGACACTGCGGCTCAGGCGCTCCTGACCGGCCCAGCGGAACCCGGTCTGTCGGCGCAGCTCCTCAAAGGCCGCGGTGTCGACATTGAAGTAGTAAGGCTGCCCACCGGCCCCCAGCGGTTGCAGGATCAACAGGTGGGGGAAGGGCTTCACCGCTTCGGCCGCCGGTGTGGCCTGTTCGTCAAACGCGGCCGTCGGGAAAATATTGCCCAGGGCGGGGCTGATCTGCCCGCCGATGCGGTTGATCGCCGCGCCGGCCTTGGCCACCTGTTCCTGCAAGGCGCCAAGACGCTGCTGCACCTGCCCCACCACCGTCACCGCCTGGCTGTACTTGGCCGCCACTTCACCGACGACCGACTGCGCGGCGCTGATACCGCGCATCGTGCGCTGCAACTTGGCGCCCAGGGCCGGCCCGACAAAGGGCAGGTTCTCCAACTCCAGGGCGGCGCCAGTGATATCGCTGATGGCACCGTTCATGGGCCCCAGCATCTCATCCGCACTGCGCCGCCCCGCCTCCGCTGCCGCCACCAGGGAACCAAGTCCCGATTGCAGCTGTTCCATGTAAGCCATGGGGTCTCCTTAAACGTGTGCCGCGTCGAACAGCTGGCGAGCGGCAGCCTGGCGGCTGAACTCGTCGAACTGCCAGCGCAGGTGCGGTTCCAGCTCCCGAGCCAGTTGCGCAGGGTCGCGCACATCGCCCTGGACCGAGATCGACAGGTAGGGCGCGAAGCTGAACTGCTGCTCGATGACCGGGGGGACCTGGGGTTTGAATGAATCCGGCGCAGTGATCGTGGCCAGCGCCGCGCTAGACGACGATGGACTGGCCATCGAGCGCGCCGCTTGACCCATCAGCGGGGGTGTCTGGCCTTTCTGGAAGGATTTGGCGATGTCGCCCATGACCGGCGGGATGTTCTGCCCGGCGTTGCGCATCATCAGCGGACCGGCTGCGGGCATTCTCTTGAGCGAGTCGTCGGAGCCGAACATCGCCTTGCCTGCATAGGAGCCCAGGGCGTCGCCGCCCCAGTAACCCAGAGCACCGCCAATGACGACACCTGCAGCGCCGCCAAAGGCGGTGCCTAGTCCTGGTATGACAGAGCCAATGGCAGCCCCGGCAGCAGCCCCCATTTTGGCCCCGACCAAAGCGCCTGCTAACCCACCCGCCGCGCCGCCATAACCTTCAGCCTTCTCGTCGCGGGTCTTGGCGTTCTGGTAGGTATCTGCCACCTGAATACCGGCATCTAGCACCGAAAAGAATGAGCCACCCAGCTTGGGTGGTTTTATCTTCCTGAACGTTGACCCTACCCAGTTCAGCGCCGTGCGCCCCATGCCCAGCGCACCATTGGCAACGCTGCCTATACGAGCTGGACTGAATGCACCTTTCAGTGTCTGGAAAACCCTACTGAACCTGCCGGGCTTGGCCTTCGCGCCACCTGGGCGCTTTCGACCCTTGTTGCCCTTCTTTTCCCGGCCGCCGTCGAGGTCGTAATCGCCCGCCCCCATTCCCAGTGCGTTGGTGACAAATACCCGCTGTACAAACTTGGGATCAATCTTCAGCCCGCCTCGGAAAACATTCAGCAGGCCCTTGCCCATGCTGTAGACGGCCATCAGCTTTTTCACCGCGACATAGGCGGCGCCCAGGGCGGTCACTCCCAACACCAAGGACGGAGTCGTCTCCGCCAATTGAGTCAGCTTGCCGACTACCAGGGTCAGGCCCTTGGCCACCAGATCAGTGGCCGGGCGCAGGGCCTCTCCCACGGCACGCATGCCATCGTCGACCGCCTGCGCGGTTTCAGCCCAAAGCTGCTTGGAGGCTTGCCGACGCTCGGCCAGGTTCCTATCAAGAACGCCCGAAGCACTCAACGAATCCTTCTTCACTTGCTCGTACTGCTGCCGGCCCTGGGTCTGAGCCAGCAAGGCCGCCTTGATCTGCATATCGGTGAACAGGTCGCCGGTGCGCAGAGACTCTTCCAGTGCCTCGAGCATGGCCTTGGCCTTCGCCGGGTCCGTTTCCTTGCTGATCTGCGCCTGGGCCTCGGCCATCTTCGCCGCCTTGGCCGGGTCGATGGCCCTGACGTAGCGCATGGCCAAAGCAAAGCTCGCCTCCAGGCTCGACATGCCCTTCTGGATACCAGTGTTCAGCGAAGCCTGGTAATCAATACCGGCGTCTTCGTAGGCTTTGACCGCCTCACTGGAGCCGATTTTCCCTATCCAGTTCTGCAACTGGCCGGCGGCCTCATCGGGACTTGCGGCGGTGTTCATCTGCACCTGCAGCATCGAGCCCAGTTGACTCACCGCATCCATACCGGTGAGCCCCTCCCCCTTCGCGCTCTTGAGCAGGGTCGGCAGCAAGCGCGCCATGTCGGCGGCTTCGAAATTGCCCGCCTGCCCCTGCTGGGCGATGGCCTCCAGGGCCTGCTCCATGACCTTGGGATCGCTGATCCCGGCTTGCAGCTCCAGAGCTCGCATCAGCTTCGCAGTATCTTCGACACCTGCGCCCTGGCCCACCGCAAACTTGGCCGCCAGCGCGGCATAGCCCTGGGCCTTGTCCAGCGACATACCGCTGGCAGCCATCTGCCCCACCAGAGCGGCCACCTCGTTGCGGGCCATCCCCGTGTCCCGTGACGTCTGAATGACGGTGCGGCTCAACTGCGCTTCCTGAGGCTGATTGGCCACACCGGCCTTGATCGCGATATCACGGATCAGTGCCTGATAGTCGGCACTGACCTTGACCGGGATGGCCAGCTTGCCGACCCCGTCCTTGGCCAAGCCATAAGCCGCCTTGAAGTCGGCCTTGCCCTGGCCGATCTGCTGCAGCCCTCGGGCCTGCAAAGCCGAGCCCCGAGCCACATTACCCAGCGCCTGGTACTCCTGGCGCAGTTTGTGGACCTGAACACCCTGCTGGCGCAGGCCATCACGGCTCTCTTCCAACCGGCGCAACAGTCCGGCGGCGGAAGCGGCGCCGGTGTCATGGGCCTTTTTCCATTCATCCTGCAGACGCAGGGTCTGGCCGATGGCCTTTTCCAGCACCCCGGCCTTGTTGCCCTGTGCCTCCAGCTTCTTGATCCGGTCTTCCACCGTCTTGAAGGCGGCGTCCCACGTCGAACTGAGGGCCGTACCAATCACCACCAGCCCTGATTCCAGTTTGCTCGCCATCTGCCTCTCCTGCTCCTTGGGTGACGGGCTCAATCCGTGAGCCACCAGACCATGTCGGAAAACCTCATGGTCATGATTTCCTCGGCGGCGAAATGCAGCTCGCTGGCGAGCCGCTTCGCTGCCATTTTCATCACCTTCGGATCAAAGCTCGTCGTCTTGCACCAGGCGAAAATAGCCGGCCTGCAGGCGCTGGTAATCCTTGAGCGCCATGCCCTCCAGGTCCTTGGCGCTGATTTGCGCGAGGCTGGCAAACAGCATCAGCTCGCGCTGTTCATCATCGCCGGCAGCCCCGGCATTGGCCGCACGCACATCGCGCACGGTTGGAGCGCGCAAGGTGACCTTGTCGCAGACCACCCCGTTCATCTCCACCGGTTTGCTAAGGCTGATCACGACGTTTTCCGCGCTCAGGGTCATCCACACCGGGGTCTTGTTGCTTGCTTGAGACATGCTGGTGGTTTCCTTACAGGCCCAGGGCCGAACGTTGCGCGGCCAGTTGGTCGACGCCATTGATCACGCGCTTCATGCCCAAGGCATCGATTTCGTAGATCAGGCGACCGTCGACTTCGAGCTTGTAGTAGGTCAGCGCCACGTTGTGCTTGATCTCGGCCTTGTCGCCGGACTTCCAATCGCCCATGTCGACTTCCTTGAGCAGGCCACGCAGGGTCACGATCACCGGGGTGACCTTGCCCTTGAGGCCCTTGAAGGCACCACGGAACACACCGCTGAAACCGGTGCCGTCCGCCAGGCCGAACAGCTTCAGCGACTCACGGCGCACCCCGGTGGTGGTGAAGCCGGCTTCCTGTTTTTCCATGCCCATGTCCAGCTCCACCGGCACATCCATGCCGCCGACACGATGCTCCTCGGTCTTGAGGGTCAACTTGGGCAGGGTCAGGCTCGGCACGTCGCCTTGAAAGCTGATGCCATCGACGAACAGGTTCATGTTCGCCAGGGTTTCGGGAATCATTGCCATTGCTGCTGCTCCTTAAGCGGCTTGATCGAGGACTTCGGTCAACCACTGGTTGGTGACCTCGACTCGGAAGTTCGGGTTTTCGGCGGGCGGTACGTCGGTGAAACGGATGTTCCAGTACACCTTGCCCTGCTCCAGCTGGCTGGCCGTGTTGAGCTCGGTGTCGGCGTAGACCTCGAAATTGATGATCGCGCCCTGGTTTTTCAGATCACGCATAAACGCCTGCAGGCCCTCGGTGACGTCCTTGACATAGGTCGCCGTGATCGAGCGGTCGACCGCCCACTTGTGGCCGAAGAGGATGGCGTCCATGACGATGTCCATGGTCCGCACCCGAGTGACAAACGCCCACTTCGGATCGCTCGACAGCGTGCGGTTACCCCACAGACGGAAGCCGTCGTCGCGGATGACGGTGGTGATGTTGGCGTTGTTCAGCAGGTTGGCGCGGCAGGTTTCATCGCCGTCCAGGAACTCGATGGAGCGCGAGGTGCCGGTGATGCCGACAAACTCCTTGTTCGATGGCGAAGCCCAGAAGCCGTATTCGTTGTCGGTCCAGGCAAACAGGCCGGCGACCCAGGCCGAGGCCGGCGCGTCGACCGTGGCGCTGGCGCCGTTGTCCCAGTACTGAACACCCGGATCGACCATGTAGGCGCGCTTGGCGCCAAAATTCTTGGCGTACTCCATGGCCGCTTCGTCGGTGCTGTTCGGGCCGTCGATGATCGCCAGGCCACGCAGCTTGTCGGCCAGGGCGACCAGCGCGGTGCCGACCGCCTGGGTCGAACTGTGTTTGGGGGTGACCAGCAAACGCGGCTGGGCATTGAAACGGCTCTTGCCATCCAGCAGCGCCTGCAAACCGGTGCGCTTACCGTCGGCCAGCACCCCACCGATGATCGCCGAAGTCTGCTCCGCCGCCTCAGCCACCTTGGCCACGCCGCAGGCAACGATCACCGCCTTGGCGCGCTGATAGATGGCCTGGCAGGCCTTGGTGATGGCCGCATCCGGGCCCCAGGCCGCGATGGCCTCGCGCTCGTTGGTGATCAGCAGCAGGTCGTTAGCCTTGGCCGTGAAGGCCGGGGCTTCGGTGAAGGTGTCCACCAGGCCGATGATCGAGGACGTCGGCAGCGAGATGGTGCGTGCGCCGGTATCGACGTTGGTGACAGTAACGCCGTGGAAAAAACCACTCATGGATAAACTCCAGACATGAAAAAGCCCCGGGTAAAGGGGGCTGTAAGGGATGTTGGGTTAAGGGGAAGCGGGAAAGAAAACGCCCCGGCGGTGCGGGGCGTTTATTGGGTTTGTTCGGCGATCCAGGATGGGGCCACTGGGCGGTGTTCGGCCTGTGGAAAGTCCGGGGATTGCGGCCAGTCGCGCAGGGCCTGCATGCACACCAACAGCTCTTTGAACTGTTCCGCCGTAAGCGTGGTTTCCACCTCGATCTCCAGTTGGTCGCGGTGACGCTCGCGCAGCCAGACAGCTGATGCAAGCTCACCATCGCGCCAGGCTCGTTCCGCTTCTATCAATTGTTCATGAGAAGGCGGGCCAGGATCGACAGCAATCGGAAATCCTCGCTCGTCCGGCACGATGACTTTTAACTCACGTTGAGCGGCAAGAAGCGACACTAGGGCCTCACGCGTAATCTCAACCGCGTCCGACGGCATGCTCTTGCCGTTTACAGCAGACGTGTAAAAGCTGTGCGCTGTTGCCGAGTAGAAATGTCCCATCAGTACCCCCATGCCCACCAGAAATCGGTTTCTGTAATTGTTCCGCCTGAATGCCGGAAAGTGGCGCTCGAATTGGTATGCGGAATGTTTTGACTGAGCGTCAACGCATACGCCCCCGTGCCGTCCGTGACACGTTGCGCAGAAATAAAAACAGCGCGAGATGGGAATGCAGTCGGAAAAAGCACAGTGGCGGAGTTGCCGTTGATCGAGAATCGACCCCACTGCAAGATAAATCCGCCTAGCCAAGTCGGGAGCGCAACATAGCCGTCAGTACCGAACATGCATGAAAAACCAAGGCGCTGTTTTTTTGGAGTGACGATTGTCGCGTCATTCGTGCCAGCGTTGATCTGCACGTCAGTTGCGATTTTCGCCGTACCTTGATTTGCCTCTGTCGCCTGAGCAGCAAGCGGGGCCAGCGCCGCAACGTCGATGTTTCCCTGATTGACGGGTGTGTTCCAAGCCTTGATGCACCACATGACCGCCAAGTTGCGCGGGCGGGTTTCCGATCCAACACGAGGCACGCCGTTCACGCCGTCACTGACGAAAGCGCCCGTTAAGTTACGTGGTCTTGTGCCCGGAGCGACTGAGCCCAACGGCGGGCCGTACGCTGGATCACCAGCGCCGCCATCATCGTTACCCCAGGATGTGCCAGCCTTAGTTCGCAGCGTCTCCAGGCGGAAGCCTTGCAGACTATCGAGCTGCATAGAGCCAATTGCGCGCCCGGCATCCACCCCACGCCCATGGTCCCAGCCCCGAAAGAACTCACCCCGAGAGTCTGGCAGTCGGAAGCTGCCCGCGCCTTCATCGCCCTTGTTGAAGGTGGTCCCGAGGTACGCCGCCAGGTCAGGGAAGGCAGCAACGCTCTTCACGCTGCCATCAACTTCAAGGAAGCCCGGCGGAATCGCGCCCTTGGGAAACGCCACCATCGAGCCCACCGGCAACGACGACGCCTGCGCCACGATGGATTCGATCTCAGCCTTGGTATAGGTGTCGGTGATGCCATGACCGGCCAGGGTGGTCGGGTTGGTACCCGCGATTACCCGGCCGTTCTTGTCGACCGTGACATTGGCATACGAACCCGCGCTGACGCCGCTCCGGCCCACGGCCATTTCAAAGTCCAGCGCCGTGCTGCCCAGGGTGATCGGCCCATCCGTAACCAACTGCCAAACACTGTCGCCATTGACCGTGCCCTTCTCGATGCTGACAAACAGACCCGGGGTCACTTCCAGGCTGCTGTCGGCATCCTGCGCCCGTTTCCAGACGCCGGTCGCCGACACCACGTACAGGCCGTTGTCCTTGGCCTGGGTCTGGTTCTTCACCAGCACCCGGGCATCGGCCGGCAGCAGCACCTCGTCGATGGTCAGGATCCCGCTCAACGCGATGTTGGCCGTGGTAGCCACCAGCGCTGAGTGCTTGAAGTCCATCTTGGCCAGGGCTTCGATCACTGCATTGTCGACGTACTCACGGGTCGCCAGGACCACCGCCGGATCGATCTTAAGCACGACCTGCGCGGTATTGGCCACGATGAAGTTCATGCGGATGACCTGGGTCTTGCCAGTGCCCTGGGCCAGCAGAGGCTTGAAGCTTGGCGCGCAGTTGGCCACCGCCACCAGGTCGCCGTCGGCATCGAACAGGCCGATTTCACGGATCCAGCGTCCACCGACATCGGGCGGGATTACCTGCTCGGTGATAATGACATTGGGATTCGCCGGATCAGTACGTACCTGATTCACCGGTGCGCGGCGCCATTCGTTGATCAGCTTGGTCTGGGTCTTGCTGGGGATGGGGTCGCTGCCGTTGGCATCCCCTACTGCCATCTCCTTGAAGGTCCAGGGCGTGCCCAGGGCGGTGGCGTTGGCCTGTTTCGCCTCGCCCACTGCTGTGAGGATGGCGAAGAACTGACTGTTGGAATCGATCATGAGTACACATCCAGGGTGTCTGTTTCATCAATGCACATGACCTGGCCGTATCGACCGGTCACATCAATATCACGGGGTGCCGGGGGGTAAACGTCGAGCACTTCGCCCTGGTCCACATAGGCGCCGTAGCCGATCACCCCGGAGGTTTCCAGGCTGATGGCCAGCCCGGTCATGTGCCGGCTCACGGGCCTGGCGTCGTCGATCAGCCGGGTCAGCTCCTGGTACATCTCCTCGGTGATACCGGTATCCAGCACCCCGACTTTCAGGGCAAAGGTGGCGGGCTCACCCCGGGGGACCATCTGCCACCATTCGACCACTTCGATCAGGTAACCCAGGGGCTCCACGACCCGGCGCAGCGCACCGATGGTGCCCTTGCGGGCATGGATGAAGAGCGAAGCGCGAATGGCGTTGCGCTTGACCGTTTCGCTCCAGCGCGGGTCCCAGCGGTCCACCGACCAGGCCCAGGCCAGTTGGGGCAGCAGGTGCACCGGACAGGTCGAGGGGTTGTACAGGGTGCGCAACATGGTGGCGGTGTCGCCGGTGTTGGTCGCCTCGAGGGCGCGCTCCAAAAGGGTGCTATTGCTTGGCAGCAGGCTGGTCATATCAGCTCCCCAAGGTGACGCTGTAGCCAGTGCAATACGCAGCCTGGGCCTTGCTCGGAGCGATGTCCTGCCAACCGCGCAGGTCGACCCGGGCCACGCCGGCCACATGCAGCTGGGCATCGATGGCAGAACGCGCCACCTCGATACCCAGTCGCCGGCGTGGGTTGACCCAGGCGGCCAGCCTGCGCTCGGCCTCGGCCAGGGCCGCATCACTTTCAGGCCCGGGGCCTTTCATGTGCAGCACCGCGTCGATGCGATACGGCAGGACCTGGGCACTGTTCACCGTGACCCGATCTCCCAGGGGGCGCACGTCCTCATCATTGAGGGCCGCGGCAACCGTCGCCAGCAGCTCAGGCGCCGCGGCGCCGTCGCCCTCAAGGCCCAGCACCGTAACCGTGACACAGGCCGGTGACGGGCTTTCGGCCTCGGCATCGGCCACCAGGGCCGACGCATTACGGGCATGCAGGATGTAGCTGTTACGCGGCCCAGCGGTGGTCAGCCCTTCGTAGGCCAGTTGGGCACGTTCGCGCAGTGCGTCATCGGCTTCCTTGATCTCCTCCACCGGCGGCACCGCTTGCGGGTCGCCGGCCTGGATCACCAGGCGTTGCAGATTGACGTTGGCAGCCAGCTGATCCAGATCCGTGCCCTTGGCATGGGCCAGCAGCAGCGCCTTGGCCGCATCGTTGACCCGGGCTCGCAACAGCATGTCGCCGTAAGCGGACAGCTCCAGGTGTTTGGTGACGGGGTCGCTTTCCAGGTTGGCCGTCCAGTTGTCGCCCATGTAGCGGCGAAAGGTCGCCAGCTTGTCCTGATACAGCGCTTCAAAATCCAGGGCTTCCAGCACCTGGGGCGCCGGCAGCGCCGACAAATCCAGCATGCTCATGCCGTCACCTCCAAAACCGCGTTGTTGCCCAGGTACTGGCCCGTCAGTTGGAAACTGACCTGGCCCTCCACCACCGCTACCACTCGCACCCGCTCCAGCTTCAGCCGTGGCTCCCAACGCAACAGCGCCCGTGCCACCTCGGCCTGCACCGCGCTTTTCCAGCCGCCGGTTACCGGCAGGTCGACGTAACGGCGCAGGTTGCTGCCGTATTCAGGTCGCATCCGCCGGCTGCCCAAAGGGGTGGTCAGGATGTCCTCGATGGACTGCCGCAAATGCTCGATGCCGGACAGCGGCTGGCCAGTACGGCGATCCATTCCGATCATCGTGTTACTCCTGCGGCTGAAAGTCCGGATGCTGCTGCAGATAGTCCCGGGCAAGGCTGTCGCCCGCCGGCACCGATACCGTTCCCTGGACCACCGCCAACTCGCGGCCATCCGCCAGGATCAGAATGCGGGAGGTGTAGAGAGTGTCGCGAAATACCGCAGCGCCAGTAACGGCCGAGCGGTCGAGCTTTTTTTCGGAATTGCCATGCTTTTCTCCGGGTACAAAAAATCCGCACTCGGCGGATTGATCAGGTTTATCTAGGCCATGGGTAGGCTGGCCGACGTTGATCGGCAAAGCGTCACTGAGGCGTTGCGGTTGATCCAGGGCCGGGCATCACGCCCACGTGGACATGGGTCGAACCGACATTCACGCCGTTGTGCTTCAGGCTGGCGCCGTTGATTTGCACATCGCCATTGAGGGTGATTGCCCCGGTCAATGTGATGCTGTCAGCCGTGCCCGTAATGGCGCTGTCCGTGACCAACGCCGAACTGGCGCCGACCTGGATTGCCACCGTGCCGCTGGGCAGGCTGATGCTGTAGCGCTTGGCCTGCCAGTCGTAGACCAGCGAGCCGCCATCATCGAAACGCCAGACTTCGACATGATCGCGGTTGTCTGGTTGAGCACCGGCATCACCGTACAGGCCCGGTACAAACGTGCCCTGCGCCGGCTCGCCGCTGGGGCTGATCAGGACGCCCTGCTCACCCAGGCTCGGCGCCCGCCAGTGACGGGCCTTGCCGGCGGCCTGGCTATGCCAGCGCACCCAGGCACTGGTCCAGCCGGCACCATCGCAAACTCGCACCAGGCCGGCAGCCAGGTCCACACCGATCACGCTGCACGGGAGAATCAAGCCGGCAATCATGCGGTCGTGGGTTGCAGATACGTAACTCACGCCATGTGCTCCGGTGACTGATAGTCAGCCTCGTGACCTGGGCCGGTATCGGGACTGAAGCCCAGTACCAGCGTGCCTGATGGCTGATTCGGCCATGGCCATTGCTCCTGGCCAAGGTAGATAAGCTGCTGCCAGCGCACAATCCACTCGGCTCTGTAAGCCGGCTCCGAGACTATATCCGCAGGTTTTGCCGAGACTGCCGTTGCGCCTTCGACAAAATCGAGGTCCCACTGCTGGCAACGCAGAAGCTCGATCAACTGAGCCGCCAGAATGGCCGCCTGCAAAGGCGCCTGCACAAGATTGGCATCCACTCGCACCCGCGTCTCGAGAGTGGCCTGCATACAACTGCGGCCGTCGCCCGGGTCGGTGCCCTGGTCCAGGCCGGTAATTGCAAGGTAGAGCGCCGGCTCAGTGGCGTCCTCAAGCACCTTGGGCAAGGCCTCGACCGTATGCAGCTGCGGCATCGCCAACTTGATCGTGGCCATGATGGCGTCTTGTAGCTGGGTCAGTTCGTTCATTGTCGTGTTCCAGAAGAAGGTCGACGCTGCCACGCCTGTGGGTCCATGGTCGGCAGACCTTGTTTGAGGGCCAATGCTGATCAGGGAATCAAGGCTGATCAGAGTGAGAGTCCCGCGGTGGCACCTCGCACACCCCAATCCGCTTGGCCGCCCAACGTTCATAAAGGCCGATGGCGACATCGGCGCCGGCCATGGCGGTCAGGCAGCCGAGTGCGCAGGCGGTCCAGATCGACACGCCGACCCCGTACAGCAGCATGATCGCCGAGACGCCGCAGACCACGCAGGCGCCGGAGCGCAGGGCCAGTCGTCGCACCAGCAGCCAGCCGCGAGCGCCCTCCTTGTCAGCGCGCCACATCTCGCCGGACACGCCACCCACCAGGGCGAGGACGATGACCAGCCAGATCGGCATGTCCAGCAACGCTTGTTGCTCGTTTGTCATGTCTTGCCTCCAGTGCGGGAAAAGCCAATTCATTGGCCGGAAAAATAATGCGGGTGCTGCTGTGAGCCTGTATCGCCAAGGGGCATACAGTTAGGCAGGCATTCCAAAAAGCCCGGTTGCCCAGGCTTTTCAGTAATGCGGTCCTTCTGATCTTTCGGCGCTACTGGCGCGGTACGGATCCATTTAAATTGTTCCTCCGACCGCGACCCTGTCCGCCGGATAACTGCTTCTGGTGCTTTACGCTGCACACCCGGGTCAGTTGCCAACCCTCTGAACCGTTGAGGCCGGTTCATCGCTGCCTTTGCTTTGCCACTAAAGAGCGGTGTTGCTCGCCGTTGTTGAGCGGCTTGAGACAAAGAATATGCATGTATGCATATACAGTCAATGCATAAATGCATTTATTTATGCGCAATAAATGCGCGCATGCATGAAACCCTTATTGCACAAGGCTCACGGCTTTTCTGCAGGCGAAAAAAAACCCGCTCGGTGGCGGGTTTTATCTGACGGTGGTTCGGTTAGCGGGCGTACATGCCCCACCAGAAGACGTGGCCGAGGATGGTGATCTGCTCTTCCTGGATTTCCTGGAAGCTGTAGTCCTCATCCGGATGCTCGTCGCGATTGAAGCTGCGCAGGCGAATGCCGGTAGGCAGGCGATACAGCTGCTTCACCCGCAACTGGCCATTATGGTTAATCGCGTAGAGGTCGCCATCGACGATGTCGCCGATACCGCACTTGCCGGCATTGACGCCCACGGTGGCGCCGTCGCGCAGCACCGGCAGCATGCTGTTGCCGCGCACTGTGACGCACTTGGCCTGGTCAAACTGCACACCGTTATGGCGCAGGCTGCGCTTGCCAAAACGCAGGCTGGCGCGCTCGCTTTCCTCGATGACGAATCTTCCTGATCCTGCAGCCAATTCAACCTCTCGAAGAAAGGGGACCGAGACCTCGTCGTCATCGACAGGCGTATCGTCGTCCCACAGACTTATGTCCTTGAGTTCGGAATGTATCTCGTCGCCAATCGCCGCGCGGCCTGGGGCAATCTCAGCGCGCCCGCGCAGTTGATCAGTACTGACCTGGAAGTACTCGGCGATGCGCGAGATGTGCTTGTCCGACGGATCAACGATCTTGCCGCTGAGGATCCGCGAGAGTGTGGATTGAGGCACGCCGGTTCGACGGTGAAGCTCCGTAGGGGAGATTCCGTTGCGATCGAGCAGTTCTCTTAAGACGGTAGAAACATTGCGTTTTTGCATAACGCGCATATTGCTCGTTCTTTTCGCCGATGACAAATGCTGATTTGCATATTTTATGCATTCTTTTCAGAAACAACCTACGGCCTCACGCCTGCGAAGGGCCGACCGCCCATGGTAACCTTGCGCCCATCGCGGAAACGCCGGGCCGATGCCCCGCCCTTGCCCCACCACTTTCAACGAATTTGCCTACCTACCCGATGAATAAAGCACTCTCAGACTTGTCCTCCCACACACCGATGATGCAGCAGTACTGGCGCCTCAAGAACCAGCACCCTGATCAGTTGATGTTCTATCGCATGGGCGACTTCTACGAAATATTCTACGAAGACGCCAAGAAGGCCGCCAAGCTGCTCGACATCACCCTGACAGCACGCGGGCAGTCGGCGGGCCAGGCGATTCCGATGTGTGGCATTCCTTACCATGCGGCGGAAGGTTACCTGGCGAAGCTGGTCAAGCTCGGCGAGTCGGTGGTGATCTGCGAACAAGTGGGCGACCCGGCCACCAGCAAAGGTCCAGTGGACCGCCAGGTGGTGCGCATCATCACCCCGGGCACGGTCAGTGACGAGGCGTTGCTCGATGAACGCCGCGACAACCTGATCGCCGCGGTGCTGGGTGACGAGCGTCTGTTTGGCCTGGCGGTCCTGGACATTACCAGCGGCAACTTCACCGTGCTGGAGATCAAAGGCTGGGAAAACCTGTTAGCCGAACTGGAGCGGGTCAACCCGGTCGAGCTTATGATCCCGGATGACTGGCCACAGGGTTTGCCGGCAGAGAAGCGTCGTGGTGTGCGGCGTCGCGCACCTTGGGACTTCGAGCGTGACTCGGCCCACAAGAGCCTGTGCCAGCAGTTTTCGACCCAGGACCTCAAGGGCTTTGGCTGCGAGAACCTGACCCTGGCCATCGGCGCCGCCGGTTGCCTGCTCAGTTACGCCAAGGAAACCCAGCGCACCGCCCTGCCCCATCTGCGCAGCCTGCGGCACGAGCGCCTGGACGACACCGTGGTGCTGGACGGTGCGAGCCGGCGCAACCTGGAGCTGGACACCAACCTGGCCGGTGGCCGCGACAACACCCTGCAATCGGTGGTCGACCGTTGCCAGACCGCCATGGGCAGCCGCCTGCTGACTCGCTGGTTGAACCGTCCGCTGCGTGACCTCAAGGTCCTACAGGCGCGGCAGACCTCGATTACCTGCCTGCTGGATGGCTATCACTTCGAGAAGCTGCAACCGCAGCTGAAAGAGATCGGCGATATCGAGCGGATCCTCGCCCGTATCGGCCTGCGCAATGCCCGTCCGCGCGACCTGGCACGCCTGCGTGACGCATTGGCGGCGCTGCCCGAATTGCAAGTGGCGATGGCCGAACTGGAAGGCCCGCACCTCACTCAACTGGCACAGACCACCAGCACCTACCCGGAGCTCGCGGCGCTGCTGGAAAAAGCCATCATCGACAATCCACCGGCGGTCATCCGCGACGGTGGCGTACTGAAGACCGGCTACGACGTCGAGCTCGATGAACTGCAATCCTTGAGCGAGAACGCCGGGCAGTTCCTGATCGATCTCGAGGCCCGGGAAAAAGCCCGCACCGGCCTGGCCAACCTGAAGGTCGGCTACAACCGCATTCATGGCTACTTTATCGAGCTGCCAAGCAAACAGGCCGAACAGGCTCCGGCGGACTACATCCGACGCCAGACCCTCAAGGGCGCCGAGCGCTTTATCACCCCAGAGCTCAAGGAATTCGAAGACAAGGCCTTGTCCGCCAAGAGCCGGGCCCTGGCCCGCGAGAAAATGCTCTACGAGGCCCTGCTGGAGACCATGATCAGCCACCTGCCGCCCTTGCAGGACACCGCCGCGGCCCTGGCCGAGCTGGACGTGCTGAGCAACCTGGCAGAGCGTGCGCTGAACCTTGACCTGAATTGCCCGCGTTTTGTCAGCGAGCCCTGCATGCGCATCAGCCAGGGGCGCCACCCGGTGGTCGAGCAGGTGCTGAGCACGCCGTTCGTGGCCAATGACCTGAGCCTAGATGACAACACCCGCATGCTGGTGATCACCGGTCCGAACATGGGCGGTAAATCCACCTACATGCGTCAGACCGCCTTGATTGTGCTGCTGGCCCATATCGGCAGCTTCGTACCCGCCGCCAGTTGCGAGCTGTCACTGGTGGACCGGATCTTCACCCGGATCGGTTCCAGCGACGATCTGGCGGGCGGCCGCTCGACCTTCATGGTGGAAATGAGCGAAACCGCGAACATCCTGCACAACGCCACCGAACGCAGCCTGGTGCTGATGGACGAAGTGGGCCGCGGCACCAGTACCTTTGACGGTCTTTCCCTGGCCTGGGCTGCGGCAGAACGTCTCGCCCACCTGCGCGCCTACACACTGTTCGCCACCCATTACTTCGAGCTGACGGTGCTGCCGGAAAACCAGCCGCTGGTGGCCAACGTGCACCTCAATGCCACCGAGCACAACGAACGTATCGTCTTCCTGCACCACGTGCTGCCAGGGCCGGCCAGCCAGAGCTACGGCCTGGCCGTGGCCCAGCTGGCCGGGGTCCCGAGCGAGGTGATCCTGCGTGCCCGCGAGCACCTGAGCCGTCTGGAAACCACCAGCCTGCCCCATGAAGTCGCACGCCCGGCTTCGGAAAAAACGTCGGTTCCACAGCAAAGCGACATGTTCGCCAGCTTGCCTCATCCGGTGCTTGAAGACCTGGCCAAGCTCGATCTGGACGACATGACGCCACGTAGGGCATTGGAAATGCTCTATACATTGAAGACACGCATCTAA